GCATTACCAGCATACCATTGTTTTGGTGGTATTATTTTCTTCATATGCTTTTCATGTCTTTCTTCGCTAATAGCTTCCAGTCTATCATCATAAACTAAATCAAACTTCTCATCAGTTTCAAATTCCCAGCTAAAAGCATTAACTATCTCTATATCCGAACTATACTTAGCTTTCCAGTCTAATGCCATCTGATAAACTTCTTTATTTGGCTCAAGTATTACATGACGATTAATACCTTGTTCTTGAAATTCTGTGGCAGTCCATCCCTTTCCAAAACCAAATTCTAATACTGACTTAGGATGGAGCTTATCACATAATAGTTTTACACCTTTCTTCAAATATTCCGTTTCTTCTTTATATAATATATTCTTACCAGCTATTGTATAATCTATTTCAGTTTCTTCAAATACTCCATCTATCCATTCTTGTAATTCCATATTATGAAGCAGTATCAAAGTTTAAGGAAGCAACTCCGAAATAGTTAGTTCCATCCCAATAAAAAGTTAGTATATCTGAATCATCATCTGTCGTTGTAAGAGTTGGCTTATCTGTGTCAGTTTTACCACCACCAGCCCAATATATATCTCCAGAAGTTACAGCCCAAGTAATAATCTTACTTCCTCCATTACCTTGTGTTACCTTTAAAAGTAAATTACAAGCAGTATTTGGATTTGTAGCAAATGTTACAGTACTATTATTCTCCATAAGCAAGTGATATTTATTACCTTGTTGCCAATTTATGCTAACTGCATCTGTTCCAGCCCCTGCTGTAAATCCACAAGTAGTAGCACCAAAATCTACTCCAGTCTCAGCTTTAATATGCAAATCATTACCATCGCCATATATATGTTCACTTGCACCACCAAATTCTATTTTATTACTCTGATGTGTACGCAAAGCTTGAGTAGCACCAAGAACCCTGAAAACCTCTTCATCAGAACCACCATCATTTACATTAAAGATAATATCCTTATCAGATGTGAGATTCTTAATAGTATAATCACCAGTACCAGATTGTATAAAGTCTAACCCACTACCTGTACTTCCTGCCTTCATTGTAATATTATCACCATCTGCATCTAATGTAATATCGCCTTCTGCATCTAATATAATCTCTGTATTGGCAAGAAGTGTAGTACTATCAGCATCAACTGTAGCAGCAACTGGGCTAATTAAA